CCATTCCGCTTGTTTTCCACTCGTCGTACTTTTCAAGGTTGACTGAGGAGAGGCAACAGACTGCTGTGCGCTCTTCACTTGTTGCGAGATGGATTTCGTTGCAGAGGTTACTGCCATTAATTGACAATCCAAGTTTTCTTTGAGCTTCCGGTAGGCTTCTTCTGGCTGTGTCGATAAAGTTAAGGTAAGGACTGCCAGTTCTGAAGCGAGCTTCAAGGATTCGTTGCCACAGTTTACGAGCTTGGACTGTATCTCTAACAGTTCCTGTGCTTGGGTCGATAAGGTTCCATTCGGTATCATTGATTACACTCTCCATAAATTCATCAGTGAGGTTCACTGCGTTAAATAAATTAAAACACTTGCGATTGATGTCTCCACCAGTCGCTACTTTGAAGTTGACAAACTCTTCAATGTCAGGATGGCTTACGTCTAGGTACGCCGCGTAGCTTCCCTTCCGTGTCTTCCCCTGTTTGTAGGCTGTCATCTGACTGTCCACTACTTTCATGAACGGGATCGGGCCGGGGGCTTTGTTGCTGATCCCACGAACGTCTGACCAGTGCCCACCCACACCGCCGCCCTTTACGGAAAGCCATGCTACTTCACCATTATGTTCAATAAGGCTATCAAGATTGTCCCCCACGTAAGTAAGGAAACAACTAATAGGCAAACCAGAAGCCTTTCCGTTGGGTTCCGGGGCATTGGATAGAACGGGGCTAGCGAACATGAACCAACCTTTTGAACAATAGTCATATATACGTTGTGCAAAATCGAGGTCACCGCCACAATAGGCCACACTAGCACGAGCAAAAGCCTCCTGAGGGGATTGCTCATGGTCGAGCATATAGTAGTCTTCCATAAGTTTAACTGCGTGGTCGCTGAGGCGATTATCTCTTTCATTGTCAATCGTTATCCCTAAGTAGTTTGTCATTCACTTCTCCAGTATTTTTCTTGTGTGGTTGCCCTTGCAACGATATCAACGATGTCGATAAAGCACAAGGGCGAACCTACTATTTTACCACAATTCTATCAGTTTGTCTAGATAGTGTTTGGCTTTTTGTAAGTCTAACTTACCACCTTTCTCCTGAAAACGTGCCATGTACTTGATAACATTCCCTAAAATAAATCCCTTGAATTGCTCTTCTGTCATCCAACATTCCATAGCATCCCAAGGCTGTATCTCCTTGTTCGTGTAGTGAGCACCACCAAGCTGATAATTCCTAGCCATCTCAGTCAGGTCGCTCATTACCCTTCCCCTTGTAGTAGATGCCTAAGTCATCCTCTAGGTCAAACGAATAACCAAACTCACCCTCAAGGCAATTCACAAGGTCTTCAAGAATCTCACGCCATGTAACGTCATAAGGGTACTTGTTGTTTAACGTAACGCTCTTACCACAGTTACGAAATTCAAACGTCATGTATGCTTTGTCGTCTTCATCTTCAAAGACACTATCAAATCTACGACTCATCTACTTCATCCTCTAAATCTTCTGCTAAATAATCTAACTTCTCTTCTACTTTATCTTGAAAGCGGTCGACAAGTTCCTCTGCATTAATCTCTAGTACCTCAAGGATACTAATTTCATCCTGTTGTTTCAAGCGATCACATACGTCGATAAATGTTAGCATACTTTCGCTTCCTTAAGAAGTTCAGTAATGGTTTCGACAGTGTAGTACCGAAAGCCATTCTTGTCAGCCCATTCAGCCATTGTGAACTTAGTCCCATCATTACGTCTCCTTGCTCTTGGCATTGGGGTGTCTGGGTGATAAAACACAAACACCAGTTCTTCAAATATTAAACTCTTTCGTATGTCTACATACTTTCGTGCTTCTTCAGAGTCCCTAAAGCGACCCTTGGCTTCTATCAGGAAGTTTCTTATTGCAAAGTCAGGCTCGTACATCTTAGTCTGTGTGTATGAAACACCTGAAGTGTGATACTCACATCCTTTAAGAACACCTGTGTGCAACTCATACTCAAACCAACTGTCGTAGCCCTTAGGCGGCTTGCCCTTGCGTTTCTTTGTACTCACGCATTACCTCCTGTATTACAGGGACGTATGTTTTAAACCATTCATTCTTCCGATCATGGCAACTCTTGTGTTTCTCAAGCATACTATGAATTGCTTTTTCTGCCTGATCCTTGTCAGAAAATGACTCAACATGACACAGAACAAAATCACGATGTGGAGAAGATGTTTGATAATCTCTAAGCCTGTTTTCCGCATTGACAGCTTTGCCTACTTTATACCAGTCAGGCCAAGCGGAATTACGAACAACATACAGATCACCTTCAATCACCTCATCATACATATCTTCTACTTGGCGTTTGATCTCTTTAGCTAATTCATCGGTGTACTTAAGCCCCATTGCCTTATACACACCTTCATGCCCTTCCAATTTGTAGATGTGATGGAAAGGATGATTAGGATTACCGACACGATAACGCTTTCCCTGAATCGTCATTCGTGTCTTATTCTCTAAGAAGCGTGAATATTTCATGAGACCTCCTTTAGTTGTAGCTCAGGAACCTTAGGTTCATTCTTAACCTCTGTTAAAAACCTTACACCAGTAGAATAAATAAATCCTCTTAAGGTGGGGTAACAGTGGAGCTTGTAACCGCAGTACGAGCAACCCGTAGCGAGCTTTTTGTTTCCAGATTTCCCATCGTCCACGGGCTCGTGACAGAAGGACGGAGGTTCTGGGAGCTCCACCACCTTTTTTACATGGCGTACTCGCTCAGCAATATCATAACTAATGACAGAGTGTACCGGAGCCTGTGTGTCTTCCTCATCATACTCAAGGTAACACAGGTGACCGTTCTGCTTGTCAATAGCAATCCATCCGTACTTAGTGTCACCCTCAGAGTGAGCATAAGCCTTCAACTGAGCTACATATCCAAAGGGGTCGTCAAAGGCAAGCGTAGCGTCCTTGAACTTCTTGAAGCCGTAGGTTGATGTTGACTTAACGTCAATCAAACGACCATCAATACGGGCATCCATTGAACCCTTGACACCCTCGACCTCACAGAGTTTCTGTTCGTCTGCTACAGTGTGTCCTGCCATACGAGTCAAGAACAGAATCAGTTCCTCAATCATATGTCCGTACATGAACTTGATGTAGTTGTTTGGCTTGAGCTTCTCTTGTGAGTATTTGTTCGCAGAGTACCAAAGCTGACGATCATTCTTACCAATCGCAGACAAGCGGAGCTTGCGACCATCACGCATAGATGGCTTGAACTCTTTCTTCATGAGGTCTTTCATGGCCTCACCAAAGCGTTCAATCTCCGCATCAACGTCTACGTCTTTTGGAGTATTGCGATTCTCCATGAGTGCGTAGATGTCGTCCACCAGTGTATAGATTGTCTTATCCATCAGTCTTCATCCATCATACATTCGTTAATTATGTCATGCCCTAACAACCTAGCCGCTGTATCACAACGCTTAGACTGCCAGTTATATCGGTCGTCTAATCGACGGACAAACTCCATGATATCTTGTACGCTCTCAGTGCCAATTGTGAGCTCTGATAAACGCTCCTCAAAGTCTTCTACTGTAAAAATTTGTCTAGCCATTCTACTCTCCTTACTATACTAATAGTATAACACATCAATGGGTCTCTGCCCAATTATTTCCAACTTTATATTCACCGTCCAGTGGACACTTGAGGTCAAGAGCGACACCTGCCGCCTTGATGCACTCAACCATGAGCCAACCAACCTTGTCAGCTTGATCCTCAGGTGCCTCGATCTGGTATTCGTCGTGGATTGAACCCAAGAGTTTGTACGTCAGATTCCACTTGGGAGCATAGTCAGTAAAGATCTGTAGTGCTTTCTTCATGACGACTGCCCCGGCAGACTGTAGTAGGGTATTCAGGGCAGAATGTTCACTTCTGATGTGAAGGCATCGTCCATCCAATCCTCTGAGGTATCCTCGTTGAGTGGCAATGGATACTCGCTCTCTAAGCTCTGCAAGTGCGGGAGTATTGTCGAGAAACCGCTGTCTAAGTTGCGCTCCAGTTCTCTGACTTCCGCCCACAATAGAACCGATTTTACTGTCTCCCGCTCCGTATAAGAAGGCGTATATAAATGTCTTTGCTTGAGCTCGTGTAGACAAGCCTGCATTGTTTTGATTTGTTGTATGAATATCTCCGTTGAGGATTTCATTCGTATACTCCTTATCGTTCATGAATGAGGCAAGCATTCTAAGCTCTAGCCCAGACGCATCGACACCGACTAACTTGTGACCATTAGGTACAACCCAACAGGCACGACACTCGTAACCATAGGGTGCTCCTACGGCAGGAACTTGAGCCATGTTAGGACTGCTGTGTGTCATACGTCCTGTGACTGCTCCGATTGCGTTGACCGATCCATGCACTCGACCGTCATCTTCGACTGCGTCAAGCCACGATTGGACTTGTGCGATCCTTTTGCCAACCATGAGATACTCCGCAATAA